ATTAACACTAAATGGCAACTGATACCCGATATGAAGTTTACAATGGATATGTTTGATCCAAAGACTAAACAACTATTAATAGGCCGTGCCGGTGGGAGTAGTGATTTAGGTATGGGTGTTCCAAAAGACAAAGAAAGACATGCCACTCAAGCGGCATTAGCACAACAACAAGGTGGTGTTCGTAGAGAACCTGTGATACTTGTTAAACGTCCCGATGGTTATGATTTGCTAGAAGGTTGGCATAGAACTATTCAGCACTTTCATAAGTATCCAGATGGTTATACCGGTCCTGCTTATGTAGCTGTTGAACAGGGCCCACAAGGTGTGGCGGAAGGCGAAAGCAATGATACTGCTATAAGTTTATCCAAGTTAGGTAAATTTCATCCTGGTGCAGATACACTTGCAGAGTTTGTGCCAGAAAGAGCAACTGCACAATATGCCCTGCATCCAGACAAATGGGAATCAACCTTTTACAGTTTGACCAACAAAGATTCTGACAAATTAAAATACTATGGTCCAAAAAAGATTTCAATTCCACCAGGAACTTTAGTAGGCGACATGGCCATTGCCAACAAGTTTTACAGAGCCAAGACACCTGAAGAACAAGAACAATATGCTGAATTATACAAAGCATCACTACAGCCATATCCAGTAGATGTCAGTGAGTATCGTATGCCTGAATTGTTGATTCCCAAGCAAGGTGTAGCAGAGAATTTTGCAGATGGTAAGAATCCTGGACGCAAGGGCTTGAGCAAGCGAGTAGGGATTCCTAAAAAAGCCACCTTGGGCCAACTGGAAAAGATTGCTGGATCCAGCACAGGTGAACGCCGCAGGATGGCACAGTGGCAACTAAATATGAGACGAGGTAAGAAAAAATGAAAGCAAGTGAGTTTGTATTCGAAAAGTGGAGCAAAAAATACAAAAGCAGTATCAATTGCAGCCACCCTCGAGGCTTCTCACAAAAGGCGCACTGTGCCGGTAAACGAAAACAGAACGAATCAGTTGAAATGGAAATGGTGTGTGAAACATGTGGCATGTGTGAGGCACATGCCAACACACACGTGAATGAAAATCTTCGTGACTGGTTCAAAGACAAATGGGTACGCTTTGGACCCGACGGTAAAATACGTGGTGACTGTGCTCGAGGGTCGGAATCAGAAGGCAAACCCAAGTGTTTGCCACAGGCCAAAGCACATGCTCTGGGTAAAAAAGGCCGGGCCAGTGCCGCAGCCAGAAAACGCCGTAAAGATCCCAATGCCAATCGTTCAGGACCAGCAATAAATGTCAGCACAAAAGGAACTAAAAAATGAACATAAAAGATATCATTACAGAATCACAACACACTTGTCCGCACTGTGGTGGACCTGTGGTTGAATATTCAGATCTGATGGAAAAGAAAGATGCCTGCTACTACAAGGTCAAGGCTAGTGCAAAAGTATGGCCCAGTGCTTATGCATCCGGTCGACTGGTACAGTGTCGCAAAAAAGGTGCGGGCAACTATGGCAACAAATCAGAAGGTGTGGCGGAAGGCTTTAACGATGTTGCCCAAATGGTAGTCAATGGCATTGCTATGTCCTATTTCTTCTGGTTATTGTTCCGTTGGTTTAAAAATAAAGTATTATCTCCTGACGAAAGACTAGGAGTAAATCGAGATTTGAATTTAAATAGTGGCCGGGATAGAGTTTATAAAGTTTATATCAACAGCAAAGATGTATCTTCAAAAGTATTAACTAAAAACGAAGCTTTTGAAGTTGTTAAATCAATGGCCAAAGAAACGCACGATCCAAACACTTACTTTACAATATACAACACAGATACTAAGGCCATTGAATTTAGACATAACGTAGGTACTGGAGAAAGCATAGATGAACAAGGGGCGGCGGAAGCACAACTGGATGAAAAATGCTGGGACGGTTATCAACAACAGGGCATGAAGAACAAAGGTGGCCGTCAGGTTCCCAACTGTGTGTCTGCTGAAAGCATAGTAGAAGACTCTGATAACAAGTGCCCGCCTGCTACACAAGACATTACACTCAATCTCAAGAACAGACAAAAAGCCATTGATGACTATGGCTATGGGCCGCTAAATCCAGACATGCCCAACACTAAGTTCTGGATGAAAAAAGTTGATGAGTGGAACTTGGACTCAGTAGACGAAGCCAAGTCGAGCCTATGCGGCAACTGTGCGGCTTTTGATATACGTCAACACACCCTGGACTGCATTGCTCAAGGCATCGACAGTGACTCTCCTGCGGATGCAGCCGGTGTAATTGATGCAGGTGAGATGGGTTATTGTAAGTTCTTAAAATTCAAATGTGCCAGCCGTAGAACCTGCGATGCCTGGGTCACAGGCGGCCCACTCCGTGACAAACCCAATGCTGAAGAAGGCTTGACAGAAGAGTTTGATCTTATTGAATCTATTATCGAAGGCATTGCTGAACAAAATGGTGTAGATGCTGAAGCAGTATGGGAGGACCTAGAAAGCCTGACCGAAGATGAACTGTATGCGTTTGCTGTGACTTCGCAACTGAACGAAGACTGGCAAAAGGCCAACAAACGAGATCGTACTGCAGGCATGAGTCAAAAGGCTGTGAATGCTTATCGCAGAGAGAATCCTGGTTCTAAACTAAAGACTGCTGTGACTACCAAACCCAGCAAACTAAAGCGGGGTAGCAAGGCCAGCAAGCGTAGAAAGAGTTATTGTAGCCGCAGTCGCGGACAAATGAAGATGCACAGTATTTCATGTGCCAAAACGCCAGACAAGGCCATCTGTAAAGCACGTCGTCGCTGGAACTGCTGATGCGAGCCAAAGAAATCGTTCGAGGTGCAAAGCAATGGACTGCCAAAGTGCGTGTTCAAAATCCTGGATATGTGGGCTGGGTTGATGCAGTGGTCTGGGCTCCCAACACTCATGTGGCCAGACAAATGATCAAAGCACAGTACCGCATTGAAGATTGGCACGTGGGCTCAATCAAAGAACTGCGTTAACTACGTAAGCGAGCCAGTCCTACTAGTCTAAATACTGTGAGCCACATCCATCCTGCATCAAATTCAAACCAACGACGGCTCAGTCGAGGGTTAGCAGGATCCAGATGATGGTTGTTATGCAGGCATTCGCCACCAACAACAATATCCCAAGGCACAATGTTTCTGCTGTGATCTTTAGTTTCGCCATTTCTATATCCCCACCAATGTCCAATGCCGTTGATAACTCCGGCTGCCCAGAACGGTATCCATGCCATTTGTATACCCCAGATTAACACACCCCACACACCAAACAACGCAACATCAACTGCCAGCATTAACACAATGCCCAGTCTGCTGTGTGCAGTGTACACATTGCGTTCCATCCAGTCATCCGGTGTACCTACGCCATATTGTGCCACCATGTCAGCATCTCGGCTGGCTGAGTGATACAGGCCTGCGCCACGGAACAACACACGACCTATGCCGTACACATGCGGAGTATGTGGATCACCTTCTGCATCACTAAATCTGTGATGTTTGCGATGGATGCTAACCCATTGTTTGGTCACCATGCCGGTAGTTCCCCATAACCAAAAGCGCATGAAGTGTTCTAACACAGGAGTAAAAACAATGCCGCGATGTGCTTGCCCGCGATGTAGGTATAATGTAACACAGATTATAGTGATATGTGTGACTATTAGGGTATAGATAAGTTCAGTCATTGAGTATTTAAGCAAAACTACTGCTAAATTGTTATTCGGGGCGATCCCAGGTTCCGGTGCCTTGCCATGCATGAGTAAATGCATAGGTTTTTCCGTCCTGAGTGGGATTGCCATTGGGGCCGCCTGCTTGTAATTCTGTAGCAAAATCCGCATGCCACGCACCATGTCTGCCAATTTCAAATTTGTAATGTGCTTTAAAATAATCATTGGGACGCAAGCCATCATTCAAACACGATCCAGGCCCGAATTCTGGCAAATCAATTGTGGGATCAAATCTCACATCCAATTTAAATTCGCCCACTGCCAACCATAATACTCGTAACAACGGCCATATTTCGTTTACCAACGAATCAGCAATGGGATTTGTTGACAGCTTGATTATGGCATAGTCAAACATTTCGTAGGGTATGATATCTTGTATGTTGTTTTTGTCGTACAACAATTCATAGTGCGATTCAATACCCGGGCGTTCCGGTCGGGATTGAATACCTGGCGGGGTCCGGTTGTCGCAGTGCAAATGGTTGAGTATTATGTTAGCGGATTTATATCTGACTAATCTGTGCAGAATTGTATTTGTATAATCATTGGTCACCCAATGTCCGCCATAGTGCCCACGACTTACATCAAAGTCTTCTCTATTCTGTGACAACGGCGTGTCTGGATTTAGATTACAGATTCCAAAGTTTCGGCCAGTGATGGTGGTATTTCTTGTGCGCCATAGTAGTGTCATTGTTTCGGCAGCATCATTTTGTGTCTCGCCCGGGAATCCTGTAAACCAATTTGTAAATGCGTGTAGGCCAATCACTGTCATGTCAGTTAGATTCTGTTCTACTGCTTCACGTTTGACATTTTTTTTCATCAATTGAAGAACATGATTAGATCCTGATTCAACTCCAAAATTTAATACTGCACACCCACTGGATTTGAGATCTTGCAAGTATTTGATGTCCATACGATGATCACATCTAGCATATCCTAGCCAGTCAATATCTATTTTACGTGCTACAATTTCTTGAGCAAACTGACGTAGCTCTGTTAGGTCACCGTTGACCAAACTGTCAATGAACCAAACTGTTTTAATTCCGTATTGATTGTAATTGAATTCCACTTCGTCAACAATGCTTAACGCCTGCCTGTTACGATATCTCCAGAATGTGGTTTCACTGCAAAACTGACATTTGGCCACACAGCCTCGACTCATTTCAGAAGATATACCTGTGCCCATAGTGTACAGGCTTAGATCAAAATCACTGTAGTCTGGTATGGGCATACTGTCAAGGTCAATTCGAATACCTTTGTCGTGGCGATGTATATGCTCGGTAATTACTATGTTATTTTCAACCTTGTCTAGTAGATCCATGAAAATAATCTCTCCTTCACCTACCACAATGTGGTCCATTAACTCCGGTGCAATAAGTTGTTCTTGCGTGGCCTGTGGCCCACCTGCTATAATTCTTACATCTGGGATACGCTGTCTTAGTTGTTGTATAATCCAGTTGGTACATTGGTTATTGCTGTAATAAATGCTGAAACCCACAACAGTGGGGTTAAACGCAACAATCTTGTCAATGTATTCGATCAACAACGGTTCAATAGATCTGTGTATGTCAGTAAAATATGTTTCATTTTTCCAGCGCCAATCATTGTATCCGTTCCACTGGTCTTTATCTCCGTAGTGATAGGCCGCGATGTTTATGTCAAAACATTGTGTGGCATACCCGGATGCTTTAGATAGTGCGGTCAGTCTAGCAAGATTATAAGGTGGAATATATGGACCCCATTCTGGGGCAAGTATCAGTGCCACACGAGTGTTTCTTGACACATTTGATTGTAAATTTACAGGGGTTAAATTTTTTCTTGTGCGCTCGGGCCTAGCGGCCATGCGTTTCATGGTTTCAATCATAGCTAAATCACGTGCGCCGCCGTCACCTGTTACTACCGGTGCGGTGCGTTTAGATACTATAGGAATTGTTATGTTGGCCATATAGATACTTATTTGTAATTTAACTATGCGGTTAATAACACTAAATACACAATGAAACAATTTATTCGTGTGCTATGTGACGTTGATTGCAGTTGGACTGAAACTCCACCTGTTTACCGCGTTTACGTAGATGACGAATTATTTGCTGAAAGAACCTGGCGTTGGCGAGATGAGTATCTTGAAGAAATGATACAGATCGAAGCAGAGCCAGGCGAATATGTAATCAGTTACGAACTTGTCAATTCTCCCGGTGCCACCATACGTGTTTTAAATATGCGTGTGGATTACGGTCCCGGAAAAATCAAAGGAAATCTACTAAAGATACTCACATGAGAGCTCAGGAATTTATCAAAGAAAATGCATCCGTTGGTGCCACCAGTAGTGGTAGCGTTGCCACTGTGGCCATGCCCATGGGCGGCATGCAGTCAAGAAATCCCGATAGTTTCTTTTCTGGTAAATATACCACGGACCCTTTTCCCAATACCCCGAAAAGTATGAGAAAGAAAGCAAGGAAAACAAATGTTAAGTGATTTACTAAAGACCTATTTGGCCAGTACATTTTCGTACTATTTGAAGGCACACTATTTTCATTGGAATGTGGAAGGGCCAGACTTTGGTGAATTGCACAAGTTTTTATCTAAGATCTACGAAGATGCGTTTGATGCTATAGATCCCATTGCTGAATACATCCGCACCACAGAAGAATATGCCCCTGGCAGTCTCAGCCGCTTTTTAGAACTAACACAGATACCGGATCAAACCAAAGTGCCACGTGCTCGCTTGATGCTGGAAGAATTACTCGCAGACACCCAAATAATGATCAACCTTAGCCGCCAAGTTTTCGAAGCCAGTGCTGCCGAAGGTCGTGAAGACATTGCAAACTTTGCCGCAGAACGCCAAAGCCAACACGGCAAGTATCAGTGGCAACTGAAAAGTTATTTGAAGGACGCGAGGGCATAACATGGATGAAATTTACACGATAATGCAGAGACTTGCATTGATTGAAAGCACTATCACACCAGATAGCGTTTCAAAAGGATTGAACGCACAACAACGGTCTGTGCCACAAATGCCTGCATTATTTAAAATGCCCGATCAAGGTCCAGTACTAGGCGGCAATCCCAACAAGAAAGCACCCAGTGCTGGTTACATGGTTGGCTCCAGCGAAAGTGTCGAGCACGACGAGGAAGCCCTGGAAGAAGCAGTGACCAGTGAAGACAAGTTAGACAAGGTTAAAAAGTCCTTTGCTGACTACCTTGACAGTATTGCTGACGAAAAGAAAGACACTGACTTAAAAGACCCGGTTCGAGTAGATCGTGACATCAGTAAAAAGCCTGCGAAAGATGCCAGCATCATTGCCAAACAAATCACTGCTGTTGCAGAAGATCCCACTGACGAGAATCCCATTGTACAAATGCCCACAACACCTGTGCAAGAACCAACCTATGCGGAATCAGCACCGGTTAAAACCATTGCATTAGAAGACGGTCGTTCATGTGAAATATACGGAGACGAACGTGCGGGATTTGAAATTCGTCATGGTGACCGTGCAATGAAGAGCCGTTTTAAAAATCTAGACCAAGCACAGATGGCCTTGGAAATGTACCAGGCTAGACAACGCCGACAAGATCTGTCAGCTGACTACGTAGAGGAAGCATAATGAACCTAAATGATCTATACGAAATGAGAGACCCACGTGATGCATATGAACGTGACGTTGCTAACAGCACCAGTGGCTTTGGCAAAGACTCACAAGCATATCGTGCAGACGGTGGCGCCAATGACGAGAATCATGCACTTGACCAGCAGTCAAGTACTTGGTATATTCGCCTCAATGGAAAACTGATCCGAGACAAATCAGACAATCCTTATGCATTCCAAGATAAGGCTGCCGCAAACAAAGCCGCACGTACAATGCAGGCCAAACTGTTCAACAAAGACAAAGAGTTTATGTTGACTACCAACCCCAACGATAAACCTCAAGGTGTGGCGGAAACTGGCAGCAATGATGTTGAAGAATTTTTACACAAAGTTGCACGATCCGGCGACAACGGGTTTGACATGCTATACAATGCACAACAAGGCAAATACGGCCGAGAAATTGAACAATCTATACAAGACATGTATGATGATATCTCTATCGATACAGGCTATCACGGCGATGATGACTTTGAACAAATTTATGATCGTATGTTGGATAACATTGAAGCCGATTACGGTCAGCAAGGCATGGCGGAAGCCAAAGTAGACAGCGATGGCCACTCTGTTGACCACGCTGACTCGGGCGAATACGATTACGAAGGTGACCAAGCAAAAGATCAATTGAACACTATTGTACGTGCGGCTCGCAGACTCAACGGCATGTTGGATGACAACGAAAATATGCCAGAGTGGGTACAAATGAAAATTACTAATGCGGCTGACTATATTGACACAGCGGCTGATTACATTGAATCCAATCAAGAACCCGAACTGGCTGAGGGCGAGAGGGGCCGTGGCCGTCCTCCATCGGGCCAGCAGGATACTACGCCTGTTACCCCAGGACGAGTTGAAAAGACCGCAACCGGTATTCGTCATCATGCAGACGCTAGTCGTTACGGCGGAACAGAGCCGGACGCGGAAGATGATCACTTGATGAGCAAATCGCATATTTCTAGACTAGGCAAAATGACAGAGCCTGATATTGATGAAGGCGAAAAAGTCGGCAATATGGATGCTGACAAGTTTGATGCGGCTATGTCTCGTCTCAAACAGTTGGCCGGTGCAGGCCCAATGAAAACTGTGTACGACCCTACCAAGCGTGTGTATCGAAACGTTCCAACAGCAGTGCAACCTAAAAAATGAGCGCAAACGACTATCCTGTATATCCAGAAGATGACGGATACGATCGTTTCCGCAATCCCTACTCACCAGTATAATGCTGTTAAGTGACTTCAGAATCAAAAACTTAGACAAACTAGATAACATTCTAGTGGATCTCTGCAGTCAAATAGTTCAAGGCAAACGTGACCACACTGACCTGGGCATGGTGGCTGCCGCAGTACTAGATCCCAACGACAATTGTGTAAGTGCCATAAACTATCCTGCAGAAGATGGTTCACGTGTACACGCAGAACGTGCGGCAATGGATGCTTATCAGGAACAGTTTGGCGACATTCCCCCGGGTAGCATCATAATCACAACACTGAGTCCTTGCACAGAAGACATGCCAGATCGGCATGGTGAAAGTTGCACAGACCTAATCAACCAGTCTGGTGTACACAAAGTGTATGCAGGCTACGCAGATCCATCACAGGACGAAGTGCGTAAAAAGTTTCATGTCAAGACCACAACCAACCCACGCATCCGACAACTGTGCAAGGCATTTGCTGATACATTTTTAAAAGATCATTTAGACGAACTAAGTTTCTTGGGGTCACAGTGTACCAAAGACTGCTCTGGGCACCGTGCAGGATACGAATGGAGCAAGCGCAAAGGTCTAAAGCAGGGCAACTCACCCTGGTCACCAAGTTTTAACAAAGGTGCCGCATTGGCAGTTGCCGGCAAATAAAAGAACACACCTTAGGACCGGTACTTGTTACCGTAAGTGTGAGGCGGCTGCTGCCTTGGACGGCCCGATTCGCTACCGGGAATCCAAAAGTGAGCTATATACATCATGATCACCATCGATAATGTTAAAGAGATACACCTAGAACTCACAACACTTTGCAACGCACGATGCCCATTGTGTGTAAGAAATGCAAACGGATATCCGCACAACTTTGGGTATCCTGAAACATCTTTATCACTGGAACAAGTAAAACAGATATTTCCTGTTGATTTTATTCGACAACTAAGGCTTATTGATTTTTGCGGCAACTTTGGCGATTTCATAATGGCACCAGACGCTGTGGAAATTGTTGAGTACTTCCGTAGTGTTAATCCCTCCACTAGAATCACAATCAATACCAATGGCAGCGCCAGAGATCGAGAATTCTGGACACGCATTGGTCAGTGCAATGTGGAAATAATATTTGATCTTGACGGGCTTGAAGACACTCATGCCATGTATAGAGTAGACACTAACTGGCAAAATATCATTCGCAATGCGCAGACGGCAATGTCCAATGGCAGTAGTGCTGTGTGGAAAATGATTAAATTTCAACATAACTTGCATCAAATTGATGCCTGTCGCGACATGGCTAAAATCTTGGGGTTTTATAGATTTGATCTTACTGATCACGGTCGGGACTACGGACCAGCATTTGACCGCCATGGAAATATGACACATATCTTAGGCATTGTTGATGACCGCAATGGGCCACGCACTATTGATCAAATAATACAATGGAAAGACCATACAACTCCACGGCTGCCGCCAGAAGAAAAAGAAACACTGGATTGTTACAGCAATCGCAGTGAAACTATTTTTATTGCTGCCAATGGAGAAGTGTATCCTTGCTGTTATCTTGGTGCATTTCCCCGTACATTTATGGATGGACCTTGGTACGATCTGGTCCACACACAACTAAAGACCATTGTGGACCATGTCAACAACAATGCACTCGAAATAGGAATTGAAGCCGCAACAGAATGGTTCAATCAAATTGAAGAACGTTGGAAAATAGAAAAATACAAAGATGGCAGATTAATCTTGTGTGATTCTCATTGTGGTAGAAAGTATCAACACTGGGAAAGACAAGTGTTAAACACTGTGTTAAACAACAAGGAAATAAGCAATGGAACAGTGGATTAAAGAATTTTTAGATCAATACAATGATAAGAATACATTTGAGTTGTTGCCACTTCCAGAAGGCGATGTGCATTTCCAAGCTGATTGGATTTTAAAACACAGTCAAGCACCGTGGCTAGAAATTCTTGGTATTGACGCACCCTACGCAGAAATGTACCAAGAAGCACAGGCCTTGCGAGACATGTTTGTATTCCATCGCGGCGAAGAAGCGGGAATGAAGGGCTGGCGTAGTTTGGCTGTACATGGCATCGGTGCTACAATGACTAATGTTCCGCAGACATATGGCCTAGATCCTGACAAAGTCAAGTACAATTGGACTGAAATACAAGATCAGTGCCCGGTTACTGTGAAATTTTTTAAAGATGTGTTTCCGTACAATCAATATCAACGACTACGATACATGTTGGTCGAACCTGGAGGATACATTGCACCCCATAGCGACAATGTAAACAATACCCCTGGTGCCGCTGTAAACATTTCTCTAAACAATCCAGAGGATTGCAGACTAACCAACATACATGGCACTGTGCCTTTTAGAAATAGCGGCAGTGTATTTTTGTTCAACAACCACTATCAGCATGCAGTACATAACAACAGTGATACTGATCGATTCCACATGATTGTACACGGCGCATGGCGCAACCCAGAGTGGAATCACTTGGTTGTAAACAGCTATCGAGAGGCGATAAAAAATGGTTGAAACTTTTGAAAATGCACTAACTGCTGACGACATTGTGTGGTTTAAATCTGACCTGGCAGCACTTATTGATGTTGATCCAGTGGATCGTCCTTACAGTGTTGAAGATTCACTGCGCATCTATGGACAGGAAATTACAAACATTGATCGCAGACACATATTGCAGCCAGGTGATGAAGCATTTCGGCGAATGGGTGATATTTTATATCGGTATGTTCCTCGCGGTACATTCTTTTACATGGCCTATCAGCGACAATACTTGCCGCACCAACTGCATGTTGACGGTGTATACCCTACCACAGATCTAAATTATGCCAAAAGTGCAATCATCCCATTAGATGAAAATATCAACGGGGTGTTTAAAACTGTAATATGGGATCGGGCATTCTTGACTAATGATGACTTACAGCAATACTTTAAAGAATTTATTGCCGACAACAATCGATTTCCTGTTATAAGCACTGTTAGTCAGACTCAGGAAGTCAATCATTGCTGGGCAGGAACTCCGTCTATTGTGGACACCTGGCTGTTGGACGGTGTGTACAACTACCAGCTGGGGTCAATTGGCATGTTTGATCGCACACATGTACATTGCAGTTCCAACTGGGTACAGCATCGGTTGGTTGATCAAAAAGACATCATTCTACTGCACATTGGGTAATATGTGTTTAAGAGAACCTTGATTCTCTAACAAAATAGGTTGTGCAGTATTGGCAGCAAGTTCGTTGATAAAGCTCTGAGTCTTGTTCAAGGCCCAGGCCCGAGTTTTAAAAAACATCAGATAGTCCATGACAAATGCATTGCTGGTCCACAAATAGGATCCCAACGCAGATTGATTGGTTATTTCTAGTATTTTTGCAGTGGCGTCAGCATCCATAAGGTCAAGGTGTACAAATGTGTGTGTCATGCCACAATACTTGATCCATCTTGCGCGAAAATCAGTTCTTGTTAATCCGGCATTGTTCAAAAACCAATCTATGTTGTCAGCGATTGACTGATGACTGTGATACATAGGACCATAGTCTGGATGCGCTGATTGAAATTTGTGCCAAACACTTTCAAACACATCAAAATCACCGTTCCACTCTGCCAACAAATACTGCTGCCACTCTATTGCCGCTCGGCTGATATCAAATAGATACACAATGGTGTTGGCAACAAAATTATCATTGCCAGTTATACAAGCAGGCTTGAGTCCGCCACATACCCCAACAAAACAATCAAGCGGCCGACGTTTCATCTCTTGCGGATCAATCAATGTTTCGGTGTTCAACACATAATAACCAGTGTCCAAGTTTTTGGTAATTTGCCGCATAGCAAATCCAAACCACCAAAGTGCTTCGTCCTGGGGCTCGTGATTTTTATCAGCAATTAGTTTTACAATATCGTCATGTCCATGATCAGGATAGCAATAATTTTTCTTCTGTCTGATCTCATTGGAAATATTAGTTATGCGGTGCCCGGCACGAATAAACTCAGCAATAACATTGATACCGGTATATTGATAATCGCTAGTGTATTCTACCAACTCTTCTGACTCGGGTGCTACCCACCAAGGAGTATAATCATCGTGTGCATTGTCTGTATCACGATGTGTTTTACGTGTAGTAAACGTGACTGGGCCAGACTGTTCTTCGAATGCAGGTTGACCAACTGCTGTCCATGCCTGTAAATCAAGTGCAAACCATTGTGGGTGTAAATGATAATAGCCGCCACGATCTAATATGTGACAGGCCATTGGTGCATTTTCTAATTTGGCATGTTCAATTGTGTCAATTACCAATGTTTGATTTTGCAAGAAGTTTCCAGCGGCAACTACGCCGGCCCAGTCGTACCCTTGCTCAGCCAGTTTTTTTAATTCTTCAGTGAGCGTTTTTGTTTGATATAGATTAAACTGGTATCGCCCGCACAGTTTAAACTCAGTCAAGTCAATCAAGTTCTGTGCGATATCAGCACATTCAGGTTTTAAATTGTCGTACAGTACCACTGCAATGTTTGGAAAATCTTTATTCATGTTTAATTAATAAGTTGATATCCAGTGATCTGGATGTTTGGAGTGTTTCTCATGTACTCAAGTTTGGACAGATTGTCAATTCTACCTGGAATACAAAATCCAGTATGGTCTATTATTTTTTCTAAACTGTATCCTAGCATTGTTAGGTCAAGTTGATTTGTATAGTACCACTCAGTGAGCGCGGCATTCACATCATTGGGCCACGGCGCTGGCCCCCAGTGGGTACCATTGAAATCGTTGAGATGTAATTTCCAATTAAGGCTGACACGATCAATCATTTTACAAGTTTGTAATAACATTGAATTATCATTGTGCATCATGCAAAAGAATGGTTCTTTGCCCACATACGGGTAATCTAACTGTACCTCGCCTGGTTTGATTACTCTGGCAAATTTTACAGGCTCGGGCATTTGATTGTCTGTTGGGCCATTAATAAAATAACTAATGTTAGCAAACGACCGTCCTGTAAAATTGTAATCAAGAGGGGCTTCAGTGGTTTCTAAACTGTGCAGGCAACAATGCAATTCGTCAACTAATTTTATTTGTTCTTTATCAAGTCCTGCATATTTGTTGATTCCTGCTGTTACTTCTAAATCTTTATGCATTGAATTAAAATGCAACTGGTTAGACTCGTAATGTTCCGGGCCGGCTTGAATATTGTACATGGACCAGTCTACTGTATTGGTGTCACGTGCTTCTTCGATTAATTTTATAAAATAGTTAATTGTGTATTTGGTAAAATCTGTAACAACAGGCACTGCACGAACTGGATCTTGTTTGGTAATTTCCACATGCTGATTAAAGAACTGTTCACCAATGGGGGTATTGTAAATATCAATGTTAAAATCAATTGCTTGGTTTATTTCTACATATATTTTTGACATGCAGATATTTATTTGGTAATCTTGAGCCAAACAATATTTGACTTTGCGCTAGAACAAGTATATAATAGAAAACAAGGAGCATTTTATGTCACAACCCAAATCATTCAACGGCGATCAAAAGATCAAACTCGTTCAAATCATCAACGAGGGCATGCAGGTCATGCACGAAATTGACACACTGCAAGGTGGTCTCAACGACACCATCAAAGCCATTGCTGAGGAACTAGAAGTCAAGCCTGCCATCTTAAAGAAGGCTATCAAGTTAGCACACAAAGCTGAATTTGGTAAAGAAAAACAAGACCACGAAACACTTGAAACAATTCTTGAGACTGTTGGCAAAACTCTATAAGTACTGTTTTACAACAGCGAGTCGTTCCCGTAAGGAACATGAATCACGGCTTACCGGCCACAAACGGAGACTATGAGTTATATTGACGCACTATTTGATCGTGAACACGATCGCATCCACGTTGTAGAACGCCGAGACGGCGTGAGGAAATACCAAGAGTATCCTGCCAACTACATCTTTTACTACGATGACCCTCGAGGCAAGTTCCAAAGTATCTATGGAACACCTGTGAGTCGTTTCTCAACACGCAACAACAAAGAGTTCCGCAAGGAAGTTCGCATGCACTCTAGCAAACAATTGTATGAGAGTGATATTAACCCTATCTTTCGTTGCTTAGAAGAAAACTACAAAGACCAAGACGCTCCAGAACTCAATGTTGCATTTTTCGACATTGAGGTAGACTTTGACAAAGAACGAGGTTTCTCGCCTGTGGATGATCCATTCAACCCCATCACTGCAATCTCAGTCTACCTGAACTGGTTAGATCAATTGGTCACATTGGCAGTTCCGCCCAAAGGCTTATCGTGGGCAACTGCACAAGATCTTGTGAAGGACTTTGAAAATACCATCTTGTTTGAACGAGAAGAGGACATGATCAAAACATTCCTGGACTTGATCGAAGATGCAGACGTGCTGAGTGGCTGGAACTCAGAAGGCTACGATATTCCCTACACTGTGAATCGTTGCACTCGTGTGCTGAGCAAAGACGACACACGTAAGTTCTGTCTGTGGGGACAACTGCCCAAGATGCGTATGTTTGAACGCTTTGGCAGTGAAAGCCAAACATATGACTTGATTGGTCGTGTGCATATGGACTATATGCAACTGTATCGCAAGTACACATATGAAGAACGCCATTCGTACAGTTTAGATGCCATTGGCGAGTACGAACTCAACGAACGCAAGACACAGTTTGAAGGCACCCTGGATGCTTTGTACAACCAACACTTTAAAAAGTTTATTGAATACAACAGACAAGATACACTGTTGTTGCACAAACTGGATCGTAAACTACAGTTCTTGAGTCTAGCCAGCGAACTGGCACACGCCAATACTGTGCTACTACAAACCACAATGGGTGCTGTGGCAGTGACTGAGCAGGCCATTATCAATGAAGCGCACGAACGTGGCATGGTAGTGCCCAATCGCAAGCAACGACTCACAGACGATGACACCCAGGCCGCAGGTGCGTATGTTGCGTATCCAAAGAAGGGCCTGCATGACTGGATTGGATCAGTCGACATCAACAGTCTATATCCATCGGCCATTCGTGCCATGAACATGGGACCAGAAACTGTAGTAGGCCAACTGCGTCCCATCATGAGTGATCACTACATCAAAGAAAAAATTGCCAAGGGTGCAAGTTTTGCGGCTGCCTGGGAGGGCTTGTTTGGCAGTTTGGAATACACTGCGGTAATGGAACAGCAACGTGGCACAGAGATCACTATTGACTGGCAAGATGGCACAGAAAGCACACACAGTGCCGCAGAGATCTGGACCATCATGTTTGACAGCAATCAGCCTTGGATCATGAGTGCTAACGGTACTATTCTCACATACGAAAAGAAGGGTATCATCCCAGGCTTGTTGGAACGTTGGTACAGTGAACGTAAAGAACTACAGGCCAAAAAGAAAACAGCCCGGGACAAGAAAGAAGAAGCATTCTGGGACAAGCGACAGTTGGTCAAGAAGATTAACTTGAACTCGTTATATGGTGCTATTTTAAATCCTGGTTGCAGGTTCTTCGATCATCGCATTGGACAAAGCACTACACTAACTGGTCGTGCCATTGCCCGGCACATGGATGCACACATCAACGAATGTATCACAGGTGTGTATGATCACACCGGCGAAGCCATCATCTATGGTGACACAGACTCCTGCTACTTTACTGCGTGGCCAGTGCTGAAGAAAGAAGTAGCAGAAGGTCGTATGGCGTGGAACAAGGAAACTGCCATTGCCTTGTATGACTCTATTGCTGAACAAGTGAATGAGAGTTTTCCAGGCTTCATGGAACAGGCATTTCACTGTCCAAGAGAGATGGGTGCGTTGATTGCGGCAGGTCGAGAACTGGTGGCAGATCGTGGCCTGTTTATCACAAAGAAACGCTATGCTGTGAACATCATTGACTTGGAAGGCAAGCGACTGGATGTGGAAGGCAAGAAGGGCAAGACCAAGGCCATGGGCCTGGACTTGAAGCGTAGTGATACACCTAAGGTAATTCAAGACTTCTTGTTGGAAATTCTAAATAGTACATTGCATGGTGCTGACAGAGATTCCATTGTAGCACGTATTCGTGAATTCAAATATGAGTTTATGGAACGTCCGGGCTGGGAAAAAGGGTCGCCCAAGCGTGTGAACAACTTGACCAAGTATGGTGCAGAAGAGGCAAGGCTTGGCAAAGCCAATATGCCAGGACATGTGCGAGCTGCCATGAACTGGAACAACATGCGGAAAATGAATGGCGACAACTACAGTATGCAAATTGTTGATGGTATGAAAACTATTGTGTGTAAACTTAAAAGCAATGCTCTTGGGTGGACGTCAATTGGTTATCCCACAGATGAACAACGCTTGCCTGCTTGGTTCACAGAACTGCCATTTGATGATGGATTGATGGAGGCCACTGTTGTGGATCAAAAAATTGACAACTTGTTGGGTGTGCTGGATTGGGACTTGGCAAGTGCCACCAACACAGAGAATACATTCCAAACTTTATTTGAATGGTGATCTATGAAACTTAGTGAATTAGTTGCATACCGCAATCATTTGTCAGAGTTTGATGTTAACACCATCCAATATACTGCACGGCATAAGCTAGAAGAAATTGTGTATAATGTACAGAACAGTGTGATACAGCCACGTGCATTTACACAAACTCTGCAGGAAGATCAAACTCGTGTAATAACTGCTTTTGATCATTTTAGTTCTACACTGGTTGAATTAATAAGCGAACTAGACAGCATGATTGAGACGGCTGAAAAAACACAGTATGCCGAAAGCACCAGGTTATACAATGAAGCGGTAGCACGGTATGGTCGACTTGACGAGCCTACTAATAAAAAGGTCAATCAACAAATTCTAGATCGTCGCATGCCAATGACTGCAGACGTTCAACAAATGATTTCTAACCGCATTAAGAGCTATGTTGATTGGAAATATCCTGGCCTAATTATTCGCCCCGGAGTTGAAACATTTATAAGTGACTTGGTAGCACTGGATCCTCTATACCTTGTTGACTACAGCGCGGAACTATTGCAGCCAGCATTGAGTACTTTTCCAGAAGAGTACCAACGCAGACTGCGAGTATACGAACAAAACCCATGCTCAACCAACGTGCTAGACGCACTGCCAGACAATCAATTTGGCATGTGTCTTGCATTTAACTTTTTTGAGTTTACCCCACTCGAAGTGGTGGAGCAATACTTACGAAACATCTTTAATAAACTACGCCCAGGTGGTATATTGGCAATGACATTCAACGACTGCGACCGAGCACATTGTGTTGCGTTGGTTGAAAAGAATTTCTGTTTCTATACTCCGGGAAACCGAGTAAAAGCAATTGCAAAATCAATTGGATACCGACAAATGTTCAGTTGGACAGACATGGGCAATCTAACCTGGCTAGAACTGCGTAAACCTGGCGAGCTTGAAAGCATCCGTGGTGGACAGACTTTGGCAAAAATAGTTAACAAATAACTTGCAAAATCTAAATAAACCATATACAATACACAATAGGAGAATTAAACATGAGAGATCATTTATTAGACTTAGTCGAACACACACTTGATTTGGGTGTAATCGATTTGGTAAAAATTACAGGCACAGAAGAAGACACAGTTATTTCTGGGCTGGCAGAAGACAGGTCTGTAGTAGTTGAGGGCAAGTTTGCCAATCCAGTTCCAGACTTCGTTGGCAACTTCGGCATGCCTAACTTGAGCAAACTAAAAATCTTGTTGAACTTGCAAGAGTATCGTGAAGATGCCAAACTCAGCATCACACGGCGTAGTACCGGCGAGCCCGACGGCATTAACTTTGAAAACAAGTTAGGTGACTTTAAAAACAGTTATCGCTTTATGGCCAGTGAGATTGTGAATGAGAAACTTAAAACTGTCAAGTTCAAAGGTGTCAACTGGCACATTGAGTTTGAGCCAACCAATGCCAGCGTCATGCGTTTAAAAATGCAGGCACAGGCCAACAGTGAAGAAACAAACTTCCAAGCAAAAACAGAAAATGGCAATTTAATGTTTTTCTTTGGTGACCATTCAACACACGCAGGCAACTTTGTGTTCCAACCAGGCATCACTGGTCAATTGAAACGTGCGTGGTCATGGCCCATCAAGACATTTATTTCTATCATGGATTTAACAGGCGACAAAGTTGTCAAGATCAGCGATGATGGTGCCGCAATGATCACAGTTGACTCTGGTCTTGCTGTTTACAACTACATCTTACCGGCACAGAGCAAGTAATGGAAACTAAAAAACGCACAGTGGTCAGGATGCTGACTTATCGGTTGACTGCATGGTTGTTTACAATCTTGTGGACTTATATGTTCACTGGCAATATTGGCAATGCTTTTGGCTTTGCCACGATATTGCATATTCTATTGAGCGTTGACTACTACATACATGAACGAATCTGGCTTAAAATCAAATGGGGCAAACTTGATTCAAGATAATTTAACTGCCAAGCAGAATGACTATGCTGTGTTCTTGCCTGCCATTTCTGGATTCTATGCCACGTTCATAGGCAAGCAACGCGATCCGGTAAACGGACCTTACATAGAGCCTGCACGTATGCCACAGGGCATGCCGGACATGGAACAGATGAATTGGCTCAACAGTCAAACGGGTCTGTTCCCA